CCATTAGTGTTACCTGTTGATACATTGCCTGGTGGATTTGCTGGTTTAAATTTTCATTATCTTCCACCATTATTAAGATTTAGATTTTTAGAAGATTTAGAAAGATTTAAAAACAAAAGAACAATCGACAGTAAAACAATATTAAATGTTAATTGGAGCAGAGTAAAAAACTTACCAGAAGTAAAACCTATGATTAAGAAATATCTATACACACAAGTACGTTCTAGGTTTTTAAAAATTGATTTAACACAAGCCGCATATGCAATTTATCTACCCGTACAAAGATTTCAAAAAGCATCAGATAACTCTGTATATCGTCAAAGTAGAGGTATGATCTAATGGCTATTTTAAGAGGTGGTAAAAGAATAGGTGGATTTGACATAAGAGTTGGTCTTCCACGTGACAGATCATTGGATAATGTAAACAACGATCCTCGATTTAGACAAAAAGCTGGAGGTAATCCTGAAACTACACTTGGTAGATTTCAAGCTATGGTTAATGAGGCAGAAGGATTTGCTCGTAAGGCTAGATATTATGTGGAGTTCTATTTACCTAAAAGTATTGGATTAACAGATTTACCTGCTGGGGATTTTGATTCAGAAGCAAGTACAGCTGGTGTTGAACAACAGGTAGCATTCAAAACTCAAAGTGAAATGAATGCTGTTCAAATGGCTAATGCAAGACGTGTTCAAGCATTTTGTAATTCTATTGAAATGCCTGATAGAGAAATTGTAACTAAAGAAATTAAACATAATGGTCCTGTAAGAAGATTTGCTTATGATTATAAACCTGCAACGATCAATGCTTCATTTTATGCAGATAAATTTATGAGAGAGAGAAGTTATTTTGAATTATGGCAAAACGCTGCATACAGTACCACAACACACAATTTTAACTTTTATGATAATTACGTATCTGATATGAATATATTTCAGTTAGGTAGTTTCGATAGTAGAAATGAAAGAGATGATATTACATATGGTGTTAAACTGTTTGATTGTTTTCCTAAAACTTTAAGTAAGGTAACATATTCACATCAAGGAAATGAAATACAAACTTTCACTGTAGATTTTGAATATAGATATTGGGTTAATTACTTTATTGATAGAGCAGGAAACGTAGAATTAGGACAAGCCAACTTTAGAGATGTATCTGTTAAAGCTGGTTCAGGTCCATTTGGTGGTTTACTAGGTAAACTACCACCAGAGTTAAGAAGAGCAGGAACAGAAGTATTACAAGGTATCAAACGAAGATTACCTATTGGTGGTATTACTGGTGGAAGAGCATTCCCACCATTCCCTAACTTCCCACCTCTAAATATATAATAACAAGGAGTAGATAATGACATTACCAAGAGTGGATGTACCAACATATGAATTGACATTGCCTTCCATAGATAAAAAAGTCAAGTTTAGACCATTTTTAGTCAGAGAAGAAAAGGTGTTATTCATAGCACTGGAATCCAAAAACCAACAAGAGATGGTCAATGCAATGAAAGAAATCATTGACGCCTGTACATTTAATACATTAAATGTTGAAACTTTACCTTTATTTGATATAGAATATTTGTTTTTAAATATTCGTGCCAAATCAGTAGGTGAAGTTGCCAACTTTAGAGTTATTTGTCCAGATGATAATAAAACATATGTGGACGCAAGTGTTGACTTAACAAAAGTTGATGTACAAGTAGATGATGACCATAGTAACAAGATTACCATAGATGAAAAAAGAAAACTAGGTATGGTGTTAAAGTATCCAACGCTTAAGAATTTTAGAGTGGGTAAAGATATTAATACAAATGACATAGATACAGTTTTTAGTATATTAATTGACTGTATAGATCACATTTTTGAGGGCGATAAAATATTCCCAGCGAAAGATGCTACACCAGAGGAAATACAAGAGTTTGTTGATAGTTTGACACAAAACAGTTTCCAAAGTATAAAAAAGTTCTTTGATACAATGCCTAAACTAAAACACGATATAGAGGTGACAAACCCGAAGACCCAAGTTAAGAGTACAGTGACCCTACAAGGGTTGCAAGATTTTTTCGAATAGGCCTCTCCCACAATACCCTAGAGGCAGTATTTGAAACCAATTTTGCACTGGTGCAACATCATAAATATTCATTGAGAGAAATTGAAGATATGATACCGTGGGAGCGTGACATTTATGTATCAATGTTGATTAATCATATTAAGGAAGAAAACGAAAAGAGAAGGAGAGAGGCTCAAAAATGATTACAGTAAAAGATGTATGGTATTTTATTAAAGTAGAAGTACCACAACTTATGTCTAACTGGAGATTAATACCAAGATTGTTTATGGTATTATACGGTATGGCATTTTATGACACAATGACTTGGTTTATGTCATTACCTGAACCAAACAATGCACAAGCTGGTTTCGTATCAGTTGTAGTAGGGGCTGGTGCAGCGTGGTTTGGTTTGTATGTCAATGGTAAACCTAGTAAGATAGAAGATAAGAAATCACAACCAATCAGTAAACAAATAGGATAAAATGGTCGATAAAGCAAAAGTTTCAGATTTAGATGATAATTTAGAGTTAGCAGTAGGTGTTGATCCACAAACAGGTCAATATGGTAAGGCATCTAAAGAATTTTTTGATGATAATAAGGCAAAGTTTTTTCAAACATTTAAAGAGGCTTTAGATAAAAAGGTTAATGACCTTGACTTAAATAACTTATTCGAAGGTATTGCAACATCACTTACAGCAGTAGCTGAAAAGACAGTTGTATCATCTATTGGATCAGTTATACCTAATATCACAAAAGAATTACAAGATATATCTGACACATTTGCTATGGGTAGTGATAAAAATTATGATGATGCGTTAGACAGATTAGAAAAGATAGTAGATAAAACAGGTATTAATTTATATGATTACAGCCAAAAACTAGGTGCAAGTTTTGATAAGTTAAAACAAGCATACGAGAAAAGAAAAGAGGCTGTAGCAGAATTAGAAACTGAAAGAGAAATATTAAAAGAGAAAAACATTTACTCTAAAATAGTTGATGGTCAGTTTACAAAAGAAAAAGAATTAAGAGTATTAACAAATAAAGAATTACAAATTGAAAGAAACAATCTTAAATCAGATGAAAAGAATTTACAGAAACAAGAAAAGATATATCTAAAACAAAGAGAGTCCTTTCTACGACAAGATAAATTAACAGATACACAAAACAAGTACATCATTGAAAGAGATAAACAATTACGTATAGAAAAAGAAAATATAGAAAAACGTAAAACATCATTATTACCAGCTGAAGGACAACGTTCTGGTGGTGGTGTAGGTGGTTTCTTACGTGGTGAGAGTGGACCTGAAATATTACGTCCAGTAATGGGTACATTTACACAAACATTAATGGCGCCAGTTGATGCATTTAAAACTTTAGCAGATCAAACTAAAATGGTAGGTAGATCATTTTTAGGATTTGGTAAAAGTTTAGGTTCTATAACAAAACTATTTGGTGTATTACGAATAGGTATGTTACCTATGATTGCTGTATTCTTAGGAATTACATTAGCTATATTAGGTGTAATTAAATTATTCTCTAAATTGGGAAGTATATGGCCATTCAGTATGTTTGGTAAAAAAGAAGAAAAAGATAAAGAACAAGGCACAGGTAAATATCAATCTTTAGACGAAGGCACCTATGATACAATAGATGACCAAATGAAAGAACCTGAAAAAGTACAACCTTTACAAAAAGATAAATTTACTTCTAATGAAGCATATACTGAAAGTCCATTTACAGATGAGGCAGAAAGAGATATAATATTACCTGATGCTAGAGCTGTTAAGACACCTGCTCAAAAAAGAGCAGATATGAGAGCCAGAGGCGAAGTTCCTAGAGGAGATTTAGGTCCATATAGTGATGCTCCAGGTAAAGGTGTTACAGTGGTAACTAATGTTGCTCCTACTAATATTGCAAATAGTTCTTCATCATCAACAGTATCTAATACTAAACCACAAAATCCAGATAGAACATTCAATATACTTAACGGTGGATTAGCCGTATAAAAAAGGAAGTGGCCATTACTGACCACTTCCTAAAGTAAACGTAAGAGAGAGATTACTCGTCTTCTGCTAATTTACTAAAATATGACAACGTATCGTCATCATCATCACCAGCATCAGGAGCATTTACAGTTTTACTTTTAACTGAACCATTGGTTTGAGGAGGGAGGTCTACATTCTCAACGGTATCAGTTTTTCTAGTACCAGAAATAACCCTAATCAGTTTCTCTTTGAGTTCATCATAGGTTTTAAAATTATCTGGTGCCAAGAAAGGTTTTAGAGCATACTGTTTTTCCCAAATTGTTTTGATAGCGTCATCACTATCTGCAACTTTTGAAACAGCCTCAAATTCAGATTTATCATAGTTCCAATAGCCATCAACTTTTCTGATTTTTAGTTTAAAGTTTGCACCTTCCCAAAAATCAAATGGGTTAACTGCCTTTTCATCATCAAAAGCTGGACTCATTTTCTCTGCAATCTTATCAAATATCTTTTTACCAAATTTGAAAAGTTTTACTTGTCCCTCATTTTGAGGATTTTTTGGATCACTGACCACAAGAATATTAGCATAGTAAGATAATTTTCTTTTTCTTTTTCTTGCTATTTCTTTGTCACTGTCAACACCAGTATTCCACAATCTAGTGTTTTCTTCTGACACAGGGTCTTTTTGATTTAATGTTGTTAGTGAGTTTTCGATATACCATCCACCTTTGTCTTGGAATGCGTGTGACCAAACTCTCACCCACGGCATATCTTCGTCTTTTGTAGCAGGCAAAAATCTAATCACCGCATATCCATTACCAGTCTTATCTAACTCTGGTTTCCAAAGTCTTTCGTCTGTATATTTGTCTTTTGATTGATTTTCTGTCTGATCTAATTTTGATTCTATTGCTTTTGTAAGTTTTTCAAAATTACTTCTACTTGTCTTTAATGTTTCGAAATCCATATTTTTCTCCTTATATTATCGTATTTCGTATTTGTGTTACCTGTATAATCGGTATCAATATTATTTATAAGAGTTCTTCTTCCACTTATCATAATCTTTGCGCCATTCTTTAGCTGTTCTACAAGGGTTAGGTAATGATCTATCTTGTATAAATTTCTTTAGACGTTCACAAGTGGTGACTATCTTATCTAATAATCTATATATTATACTGTCAAACATATATTCATTATACTACATTTGACATAAATTGTCAAGTGCAATATGGTCAATGTATTTTAAGTTGGTTAAATGTTCCCACTCTTTTATAGGGGCGTTTGTTTTATCTCTACTATCATTAAATTCGTTCACTTTATAAAAGGTTATATCTGGCCTCCAAGTCATCAAATCACGCCATTGTCTTATCCAATTTACACAAGGAGTAGGATGTTGTTCTTTCATCACATAATATTTTGAACCAGCATATATGTTATTTACTTTATTGTGTGGACTATACAAATCGTGTCCAACCAAGTATATCTCTTTTGGATTTTCTTTACGTGATGCTATATAACCAGAAGTAGGACCAGCGGACCAACCATAATCGTGTGGTCTTCCACCATTATCTACCATCATTTCTTTTAAATCAAATACTTTGTCTTTTTTAGTCCAACTGATACAGATTGAATTATGATTAATGTTTTTCTTTTCTATCTTACCAGTCTTTTTTAATACATCAACAATACCTTTAAGTTGTGCTCCGTGTAATACAAATTCTGTTTCTTCTGTTCTTTTGTTCTCTCTAATAACATCCCATTTTTTAATTGCTTCTTTATCTTCTTTAGACACATTACTATATAATATTGATTCGTATATATCGCTAGGTAATTTATTCCAATCTCTAAAATAACAAGTATTAGTATATCCATAACCACTGTGGTATATCTCGTGCATAATACCGTGGTCAACAGCTGTCAATACATCTGGTGTCCAATCTCTATATAATGCATTACATCCATACATAGTGAAATATAATGACAGTTTATCTAAATCTACATTTTGTCTGCTTGTTCCATTTCCTAAACAGATCACTCTCTCATTTCTACTCGCCATTAACAAAGACCTCTTTCATTATTAATTTACTTTTTGTTATATTGAAATTCATAAATGGTTTTAATTTACGTATCTTATTTTCCCAATGTGGCCAAACCACTTTTTCTTTAATCTCTTTACTCCAATCTTCACTAAACGATAATACCGTATCCAAGACGAGGAGTGTTTGTAGTTGTAATCTCTTTTGTAAAAGTAATTGAAACAGTCTTGGGTGTTGACCACCAAGTACACGTAAACCATCATCAAAACGAAGCCTACGAGCATCAAAGTCATTACAAATAGATATGCAATCATTTCGAAAATGGTAATCAAAACCATCTTTATACTTTTTATATTCCAAGTAAACTTCTCTTCCATCATTTCTTAATAAACTCCCTATCCATTTATTGCTATCAGCAAGAAAATTAGAAACAAAAAAGTCCAATATATCATCTTTACCGTATCTGGTGCTAAGCTTGTGAAAAAAATATCTATCATTACGTTTTGTAAAGGTATCTAACTTACAATTTACCTTCCCTCCATACTTATAATAATCATATGAGTCTGTTGTAAAGTGTAATTTAACAGCCATATAAGTTTTAAATACATCAAATCCCCCATACATAACTAAATTGGTAGTACACCTGTTTTTGGTAAATAATTTAAAGCTTGTGCCTCTAGTTCTATTTTTTGTTTCAATGTTTTACTTACTAATGGATTTACGGTACCTACATCTAGCTCATTCTTCTCACAATAATGTACTACTGCATCAATGTAAGTCATATCTTTATGTTCTTTTACCAATTTTTCTATTTCAATAGAAAATTCTTTACTGTTCATTTTACTCCTTCCGAGTTTAATAATATATTGCCTGATATAGATATTCTTACATCATCTGAAGTATAAAATGGATATACACAATGTTGCATTTTGGATGGAAACATTAACATAGTTGCCTCATACTTTTTACCTAATTTATAAGAGTGATTTCGTAGTGCACCTGTGGTAGATGTATATGTAAATTCAAAACACGAAGTTAAACTATCGCCGCCATTTACTTCTTGTTCGTACTCATATGGTATCTTCATCCATATTGTAAAACTGTATATACCATCGTGTGTGTGATTAGGTATGAATTGATGTTTTCTTTGAATATTAATCCAACAAGGACTAACTGTAAGAGGTAAACCAGATGTTAAAACTTTTATGTCGTCTATACCTGGAAATAATCTATCGTACTCATCTCTAACTTTAAAGAGATAGTTGTCTAATATTTGTTTGTTTTTTTCAATATAATAATGTTTAGGAACACCAGGACCAGTTATACCAGAAATAAACTCTTTGTTGTTTTGTTCAGCTTGTAAACATTCTTCTAACAAAGGTTGGTATATGTCATCTGTTAATTTGACTTCTAATACTCCGTAGTTTTTCATCATATCAATGTAATAAGGCGCCTTTTGTGACGCCCTATTACTATATTACCATATAAATGTTATTTTGTCAATAGTAATGCAATGAAACCAAATATGGTAATTGTTGGTATCGTACACATTAATATTAACGTTCTATGTTTTCTCCAGTAAGATTTAGGCTTCTGTAACCCGTGAGTGATATTTTTCCACTCACAATAGTTATATGGCCACATTATTACTTACCTTGACCATTTAGATGTGGATAGAAAGCCTTTACCATATTCTGGTATGCTTCTGTAAAAGGTTTACTGTTTTTTAAACCTTCTTCATACATCTTCTGACCAACTTCTTTAAAAGTTGCTAGTCCATCACCGTTTGTTACAAAGTCATTTAATTTCTTTGCTGTTTCAATGATGTCTTCTGCTTTCAATGTAGGAGCTTTAAACTCTTGTACTACTTGATCGCCGTCTTTTCTGATTGAATATTCAAACTCTTGTACTTTAGCTGAATAGTTGAAGTCTGCAATATCTTTTGCAAGACCTAATAGATCGCTTCTTATTTCATAAGCGTTTTTTGTTGTTGTTGCCATAATATACTCCTTTTGTTTGTGTTTGTGTTTATAGCATTCTTATTTATATAAGTGCCTGTTTCTGTTGCTAGGTACAGGCAAACCCCTTGGCATTAAGCTGCCAACGCTGTATTGTAAGTATAAGCGTTTATAAGTGTGACTTTACGTAGTCAACGATTTAACTCCAGTTAGTTTTAGTTGTAGTCGAACCTCGAACACACCCCCCATAAGCACACTCAAAATGTGTTTATGGTGGAGGTGGTGGGGATTGCACCCACGTCCTAACAAGTTATTATCTAACCTTCAACGTCAAATTCCTTTTTTAATTTTCATTTTTACTTCACTCTTATTGTAAGTGTGAAATAAAATACAAGTTTCTTCTGCACCAGGTAAGTCAACAGTAACTAATACTTGGTCATCTTTTTCATATGTCGTTACCATATAAACAGGTTCACCATTTGGTTTACTTCCTGCTCTACCTAAACTCATATAAACAGGTTCTAAACCTTTGTCTTCAATATACTCTTGTACTATACTTGATTTGCCACATACTGCTGGTA